GCGGATTAACGATCTTCGCGCATATCGTTTAGATACTCACCGCGAGACATTTCATAATCCTCAAACTCGGTGGCGATCTGCTCATATGCAGCAGCCATGATCTCGTTATCTTCAGCAACGCTGGTATCAAATGCCACGCCATCCAGCGTGACTGAGATCAGTTCCGCATCATACTCACCATCGTAAACCGCCGCGCTGTAGATCACCTCTAGGTAGAAGCAGTCATCCTCGCGGGTGAGTTCATATTCAAACGATGCAATCATTGTGGTTCTCCCATATAGGTGGAGGGGCCGAAGCCCCTCCGTGTTTCTGTTAATCTTTTAACCAATTCTGCGCGGCAATCATTGCGCCTTCTTTTGTAGGGTAGCGCAGAAGCCTTGCAGCATTGAGTTGGCCCTCCCATCCCTTTGCACAATTCCAAGCGCCACGCTTGCCGCTAATCTTGGACCATTTGCCGTTGCTGCGAATTGTCTTTTCCATGATCGTTTCCCCTTCGTGTTAGATTTTATTAATCGAACCCAATCCATATGTAAAGCCCTCTTGCCACCTTTGTGCATTTTTCTGGATTGTTGTATAAGGCCCGCATCCAATGGAGGTTTTATGCGTTCAATTGCTGATCTAATCCGAGCAGGCGTTCCGCTGCGTGAAGCTGCACTGCAAGCCAAGAAGGCCAAGCGCACCAAGAGCGCACCTGTCGAGGTAGTTCTTGAGGATGCTCCGGCGGCTGACGAAGCCCCAGAATAAAAAAGGCGAGCCGTTAAGCCCGCCTTTCTCATTATACGTCAAACCGGAATTGCAGGCCGACTTGTTGCTTCATCTTGTCGGCCATCTCTGGCGTTAGTCGATGTTGCCCGGCCCTGAGCATGGCGCAGATTAGCTGGTAGCTGCCTTGCGCCATCATCTGCTTTTCCTTCTCATATGACCAGTCCAGCTTCTCGTTGCGCGGATCAAACTTCTGCAACTTGGGCTTAGTGATGACTGGCGTTTCAGGCTGGGCGCTGCGTGTTAGCGATTTGCCTGTCTCGCTCTCAACTAGCAAAATCATATTCATCGCTGCCCGCCTCTCACAATTGAAGTGGGCAGCGATGGTGTCGGCATCGTGAAACTTGAGAACGACCCGCTTCATCTCGGCATAGGGGATATTTGCCATTAGAACGGAATCTCGTCATCAAGATCGACTGGCGTGGCGTTGTCAGCATTAAAAGCCTTGTGGCGCTCTTGGTTATACGGATCGGCTGCTGCTCGACCTTCACCGCCTGTTGCGCCCATGATGGTAACATCGCTGGCGTTGCACTGGATGTAGGTTTTGCCTTCATGCTCGCGGGTAGACATTTGCCCGGTCACTGCAACCTTGCTGCCCTTCATCAATAGACCAGACAGGCCACGAGCGCCTTTGCCCCACTTGGTAACATCGACCCAGATGGTGGTCTTGCTGTCACCGAAGCCAACATTGACGGCTACCGGGAAGGAGCAGAGTTCCTGCCCGTTCTGTGTCTGCTTATAAGCGGCATCGCGTCCTACGTTGCCAGCTAGTGATAGATTCAACATTCCAATTCTCCTATTAAAAGTGGACGCTTCCCAAACATTCCCAGAGTGTGAAAATGACCCCTTACCTCGCTCCAGTTGATCCTGCTGGTGTCTGGGCTTCGCAGCGGCGCGCCTTGTCCGCTGTTTGAAAGTCGAGGAGGGGTAACTGTTAAGCCATGCCGAGGGCGCTCATGTAGACCTCAAGCACGGCTTCCATTTCCTGACGCTGATCGGGCCGCATCTTCCGCAGCTTAATCACTTCGCGCAGAATCTTTGGATCGTATCCGACTGCCTTGGCCTCGCCGTAAACATCCTTAATGTCGTCTTGGATTCCCTTACGCTCCTCTGCCAATCGCTCAATGCGTTCGATCAACAAGCGCAGGCGGTCATCTGTGTTTTCCATTATCTCATTCCTTCGTCAAATCATCGACACTGCATCCTAACCATTTGGCTAGGGTTTGAAAGGCCCAATCAACATAGGCCGCTCTTTCGTTCTCGGTCATCTTGGCAAAACCAATTGATCGGTAGTTCTTCAGCACCTCACCGCTAGGCAGCTTGGTAGTCGTGTAGAGTTTGCGCCTATCCTTCAGGACTTGGTGCAGCATCTCATCATCTAAGGCATCGCCTTCGCAAACGTCTGTAAGCGCCTCAGCAGCCTTGGCAAGCACAATCCAGTAGATAGCCATCCGCCCCTGATTGCCCCTTGTCTGCTTGATCTCGACCCGGATAGGGCTGTTGCCATCAATGGCCGCAATCGCCTTTTCCGCTGCTGGATTAGCTGGCCGCAGTGCGCCTAGATGCTTACGGAACAGGAGGGGTGGTGTCTCGCTCACCTTTCCCGCTCCCGTTTTGTATCCGCTATTTCACGCGCCTTGGGGCTGGCCTTAGCAAACTGACTCGCAAGATCATGCGGATCAATCTTAGCCGCTGTCCAGAATGTCCGCTCGCCAACATGGTGCTGGCTTGCGTGACATTCCCGGCAGAGGCTCACTGTGTTCCAGTCATCCGGCTTTTGCGCCATGCCGGTTCCGGTGCCTATGCGAACATGAGCAACCTCAATGGCGGCAGTTGACCCGCATACGCTGCAAGCATGGTCTCGGACAAAGTTGCAGTGGGCGGGAGAGCGCCAACGACTCTCCCGCTTTGCTGGCTTAGGTATGCGCTTGGGTAGCATTGACCTGCTCCCTAGCTAGTTCTGCTCGTTCAAAAAGCAGTTTGCCAGCATCATCGTATTTCGTGCGGCAAGCCTCAAACGCATTGGTAAAGATATTCGCCATATCGCTGAGAACATCATAATCCCATAAGTCTGCGCTCTCGATCATGGCATCAATATATTCGCGGCTTGCTGACGTTAGGTCTGCCTCGCCGGAATCAACATTGATGCTGATTGTCAGATAATCACGCATCGGCTTTCTCCATCGTATATTCCGCAACTCGGCACTCCTCGCCCCATCGGTTATAGACAGTCACCCAGTCCCGTTTAATATTATGGCCCGCCTTTCGCAGATCATGGATGCGCGAGCCTAGCCGATAGATGCCAAGGTTATGCCATGCCTGCATCGGCTGGATGGTGCGCCCCTCCTGAAAGTGGGCAAGCAATCTCTCGTTCTGTGTCAAAGTGTCTCTCCTAGTTGCTTGAGAATTGAAACATCGCTGGCAACGCCTGCGAGGAAAGCGAAAACCTTCTCCTCTAGTTCCGCAATCTTGGTGTCGTCACGCTCGACCCGCTTGATCCAGAGCCGCAATCCCTCAGGCATCCGTGGATCGTAACTCACAAAGTCGCACCACTCCCGGTCAGCGCACAGCATTTGCCATTGCATCTGGTAAACGTATTTGGTCGCAATCTTGGCGGTCTTGATTGTCTCAATATGCGTGGCGCTGTTTGGACACTTGATCTCCAACAGGCCATCGCTGCCAACAAGCCCGTCAGGGCTGGCGTGAGTGCCCTCAATGAACGGGTGCTTGTGCAGGCCGGTCTCGGTTACGAAGTCGCCTGTGAGCGCCTCGTAAGCCATCCTAGCGCCCTCCTCGTTATCTACGCCCCACTGCATAGCGGAGTTCTTGAAGCCATCCTCCTGAACGCCAGTAAGCCGCTCCACGACCAGCTTGGCTCGCAGGTTGGCGCTGGTGGCACCTTGCGTCTTGCCATCCTTGCCCACTGCGACAGCATCAGCAATCTGGGACGCACCCAAACTGCCGCATCGTGCTGCAAACCACTCTGGGCTGCGTTGTGCAATATCCTCGCTCATGCTGCTAGCGCCTTCTTGCCCAGAACCTTCACCGCAGCCGCATATTGCTCGGCAGTCATGTCGGCCAGTTGCTTCACCTTGTAATGCTTGCAGAGCGCAACCTTGTCGGTGCTGGTCTGTTCAATCAGCGCCTCAATGAAAGCCAGTTGATCGGCATCAAGGCCAGCAAGTGCGGAAGGCTCTACGTTGCCAGCTACTGCGTCGATTGCGTCATGCTCGACAATCTCAAGTGCGAGCATCCAGAGGTAGCGGCGGCAATAGGTATGCTGTGAACCTAGCGACTGAATCGGAAGCTGGCCCTTAGTGCTGGCATCAGCAAGCGGAGTGTTGAGGATGATGGTTGAGCCATCCTCCACATCCACAATCCGCATGGTGGCATCGCTGCTGCTCAGACTAATTGAGCAAGCAATGCCTACCTCATCACAAATCTTAAGGGCTGGCACTAGGAAGTCGCCTAGTTCAAAATAGCGATAGCCAGCAAACTTGTTGTGGCCGGACTTCTTGAGCGGCAGATCGTGAAACTTCACGCGAGCCTTGTTGAGTTTAGCATAAACGGACATTCATTCTCTCCTTAACGAAAGCGTGGGAAATTCACGCCGGGAAACATATGGTCTAGGTTGATCGGTTTAGCGCACCAATCACGCTGTGCAAGCACATTCCCTATCTGCACTGCAAGTGCCTCTTGGTAGTGCGGCAATGCGCCTCCTGCTGCAATAACCGCATCTGCCGCATCACAAGCAGCGCAGGCAAACATATCGGTAAGCGCGCAACCGCACATGGTGCAATCTTTTAGCTTCATTTGTCGTCTCCTTCGCAAATATCTTTACAAGCTCATTTTCAGCCTGTAAAGCGCAAATTGCAAACAGAGGAGCATTTTGCATGATTGAAGTCGAAAAGGCCATTGGCCGCATCTACGCCCAGATGGGTGAATACAACATCAGTGGGCTGGCATTGGCTAAGGCATCCGGGGTGACTCGCGTGACTTTGAGCAACTGGCGGCACGGCAAAAGCACACCTAGCCTAGACAAGTTCCTTGCGGTCCAGTTTGCGCTTGATGCGCTGGTGGCTGAGAAGCGAGCCAAGTCTAATGTTCAAGCGTAACAAGTTCGGAGCGAAAAAAACCACCTGCACTGTCGGCCATGTGCATGACAGCAAAAAGGAGGCCGCTCGCTGCGGTGTGCTTCACCAGATGCAGAACGATGGCTTGATTACTGACCTAGTGCTGCAACCGCAGTTCTGGTTCACGATCAACGGCCAGCAGATCAAGCATCGGAATGGCAGGCGTGTTGGTTATCGCTCTGACTTTGAATACCGCGATGGCGGCAAGCTGATATGCGAGGAGGTCAAAGGCTTTGCGGCTAGAGACTGGCCTTTGCGAGCCGCTATATTTATCGCGCTATATCCAGAATATACCTTGAGGGAGATTTAAAATGCACTTTGATAACATCTGCACTGGTTGCGGACGACCGATCTACGCACTGCGCCGGGAAGAATACATGGACGTAATTGACCAGATTTGCGCCGAGTATGGCGTTTCTGTCGCGGAGGTCTTGGGCAATTCTAGGATTCACGATTACGTCTATGCCCGCCAAGCCTGCTTCTTTGCGTTGCAGAAGGTTGGGCTTTCATCGACCCAGATCGGGCGATTGATGAACCGCGACCACTCGACTGTCCTATATGGCATCCGCACTCATAAGGAGCGGATGAATCGCGTGGTGCGCCTGAAGCAAGCTGGAAAAAATGGCCGGGGAGCAGAGATTGCGGACCTGCTCAACCCGGCCAAGTAGCACGGAAGGAGAGACGTGCCGCGCATAGTTATAGCGGAACGCAGCCAGAACGCAATCGGGCTGGTTCGCTTTACACTTTGCGGGTGATGGTTTAAACAGTTGGGCTAGGGAGCGAAGTGGAAAGCGCTCATCCTAGCCCACACGCGAAAGGAACTCGCATGAATCGCAAAACTCTTACCATTATGACACCGAAGCCGCAACACATCTCGTTCGATGATGTGGTGGCGCGCATCTGCGAAAATTGTCGTTTCTTCGATGATACCACGTCGGTCATTGTTTGCAGGAAGCGCCCACCATATCGGGATGCAAACAGCGGTGTGGGCCTTTGGCCTTCGGTGGTTGCCTCTGATTGGTGCGGTGACTTCAAGCGCCTGCCTTCGGAGTAAGTGCGATGCACTATTTCCAATTCAACATTGGCGATTACGCCAGCCACACGCGCCACCTCACTTTGATGGAGGACTTGGCTTATCGCAGGATGCTCGACGCATATTATTTGCGCGAAGAACCGCTGCCAGATTGCCCGATACAGATCGCCAGACTGATCGGTATGCGCGACTGTTTGCCAGAGGTTGAGCAGGTTCTTGCAGACTTCTTTGTCCTTACCAGCGATGGATGGATCAATGAGCGAGCGAGCCGCGAAATCCTACATTTCCGTGATAAATCAACAAAGGCATCCAACGCTGGTAAAGCGTCCGCTCAACGGCGGCTCAACGGACGTTCAACAGACGTTCAACCAACCAATAACCATAAACCAATAACCATAAACCAAGAACCAAATATATCCCCCCCAAGCCCCCCCAAGGGGAAATTGGTATCGAAGCCTGATGATGTATCTGATCAGGTCTGGAATGATTTCTTGGCTGTCCGGAAGGCAAAGAAAAGCCCGCTAACGCAAACCGCCATGAAGGCCATAATCAAAGAGGCCGAACTTGCGGGATGGACCATTGAGGATGCGTTGACGAAGGCTGTCACGAAAAACTGGATTGGTTTTAATGCCGAATGGGTGAAGGGAGAAACAAATGGCAACCGACATAGCAAAAGCAGCACAGACCGCCGTAGCAGCCTTGCAAGAGCAATCGACGAGGGAATCGATTTCCTTGACTGAGGAGATTGCTCACAAGCGGCACTTCCTGCAAACCTTCCGGCGCTGGGAGGCATTGTTCAAGCGAGCGGATCGGGGAGATGTGCAGGCAGAGAAATGGCTGATAGCGGATTACTACAAGTCGCTGTGCCACCTATCACCTGCTGGCTTGGAAGCTCTCACGGATGAATTGAAAGAGCGATGCACGTTCTTCCCGACAATCCGTGAGTGCCTAGAGGTGACGCGACCAAGGCAGTTTGATTACGCGAATCGCTTTTACCGGCTGAGGCATATTGAGGAGATTGGCTCACCGCTATTGTTGCAAGGCGCACAGGCGATGCTGGCCCACATGACAGACGATGGCGGCAATGATATGAAGGATGAATGACCCAGATCAATGAACTGCTTCATCGCATCAATGCTCTTGAGAAGCTGCTCCAGCTTGAACTAGCATCGGCTGACCTGATGGATACGCTGCTGCTAGACTGGGCGACAAATATGAGAATGATGAGCCGACACAACATCGCGCTGGAGGCAGTCTTAAACGACATTCTGTTTTTCCTTGATGCGGCAGGCGTAGATATTGGGCCTCTCAAGGATAAGGCGGAAGCGGTTCTGGATTGCGACATTTGAAAAAGGGCTTTACATGATGGCGGTCTCAAATTAGCTTGCCCGGACTAACGCAGAAGGAGAAACTGCACATGATTAAAATTGCACAGATCGCGCCCTATGGGCAGAAGCGCAACGCACCTGACAGCATTTACCCGCTGCGTGGCCTTGATGGCCGCACATGGGCCGAGCGTGGCGGCTTTATCACGCAAGCTATGATCGACCGGCACGGCAGCTATGCGGCTGCACGGGCTGCACGGAAGGAAGCAGCGCAATGACTGAACTGCCCGAAAAGCTTCGCGTCACTTTGGCTCGGTGGAGCGAGGAAGAATGCTGCCACAAAATCCAGCTTGGCGACAGTCATCAGACCGTTGCCTATGTCTGGGTTCCGGGCGGCTTTGGCGACAAACAGGCGGTGGACAAAGCTAACGCGATTGCAACCCGCATTTGCGAAGGATGGAACAATGATTGATTGGCACGGCAGCTATGCGGCTGCGCGGGCTGCACGGAAGGTGGGTGCGTGATGGCGAATGATGATCTGGTTGAGCGGTTGCACGGCCACAGCCGAACAATGGAGCGAGACAAAGGCAAGTTTGTTAGGTTTATTGACGTTGCCACTTGCACTGAAGCCGCCGACCGCATCACCATGCTCGAAGCCGAAAACGCCAAGCTGCGGGCGGATAACGCTGCGCTGGTGGAGGGTGCCGAAGCGCGGGGGTATGCGCGGGGGATCAGGGAGGCGGCTGAGGCGACGCGCGATGTGCCGTCTCCCTTTGTCGGCGCAGGTGGATGGGACAAGCAAGACGAAGGCTTTTGTCGAGCCAAAACTGCCATCCAATCCACCATCCTCGCCAAGCTGGGAGCGACCGATGCAGAATGAAGCGGAACGGGTGGCGAAGGGGCTGACAAAGGCGCAGCGGGCGGCTTTGATCGCTTGTGTTGACGCGCTTTCCGAGTTGGCTGGCGAAGGCTTTTGCTCGGCAGAGGATGCGATTTTCGATCTTTTTGCCGCGTTCGATGGCGACCCCAAACTAACCTATGAGGCGTGGGTTCGCCGCCATTTGGAGACGCCCGATGCAGAATGATATTGTCGAAGCCTTTAAGGCAGAGATTTGGAAACGCGCCATTCGGGCTGAGAACGAGCCAAAATGCACAATTGAAGAGTCTATGGAAAAGATCGCCACGCATATCGGAGCCGCAGATATGCCTCGAACCACACGCGATTATCTGATCGCGCTGGTGGCGCATGGCTTCATGGCCGCGCCCATCGCAGTTCCAACCGGCGATGCGGAGTTGATCGCGGCACTTAGGCTGGGGTGAACGTGGATGGTCGCTTTGGTTGCAGGCCAGTTGGTCAAAGTCCCCGCCCATATCGCAAAAATGGCAAGCGACGATCTGCCTAAGTTTGAAGCAGCAATTGCCACACTCACCGGAAAGGCTGCGACATGAGCGAACAGATTGAAGTTACGCAGGCGGATCGGGACCGTGCAGCCACTATGTGCGTTGGGGATTTTACCGCCGAAGAGTTCCGCGCGAGACTGCATGACGATCACTTTGTGGTGCAGAACCTTGCAGCCCACCGCATTGCAGCCGAGCAAGCAGCCGCCGCGACCACCGCCGAGCATTTCGCGGGGGTGGCGGAGGCGAAAGGTAGGCGGTTGATTAGCGATTGCTGCGCCAATACCGCAAAAGCAATCGCTAAAGAAATCCGCGCATCGGTGGAGCCAACGCCATGAAAAGTGATTACGAATACTCCGCCTTTATGTATGGAATGCACGAGGAAGCAGGCATGACGCAAGACAGGCATTTCGTGGTGGGCGATAAGGTCCGCAAGGTTAAGGGCTACTCATGGCCCGGTATCGTGGTGTCGGCCTTTAGGACACTTTCGGGCCAGCGCCGGTATGTAGTAGAATGCACAACGCTAGAAGTCGCAGGCGCGCTCCACATCTACAACGCAGAGCAGCTAGAACTTGCCAGCGAATAGCGGACGCAAGCCACCTCACGAACTGGTTGATGTGCGTTTCCGTAGTGGGTTTGTCGTGCGTAATACTGAAAGCCGCAAATGGAGATGGCGGCAATGGCCGGATGGAGAGAGCGCGTTCGATATTATCGGGTGGCAGAAGGCCAAAGGTGGTCCTGAGATAACCGAAAAACTGCCCGATTGAATAAAGTGCTTTACACCTATGCGGGATGGATTTAGAAGGGGTTCAACAGCAAGGAGAAAGCTAATGGCAATTATTGATTACACGCTTGAGTTTGCCACTGTTTCGGAAGCCGTCGAAGGTTATGGCCTCAAGCGCCTTCCCGTAAACGGCCAAGATTATTATGCGGGTTATCGTTATGACGACGATGGCCGCAAGGTTAAGCTGTTCGCTCGCAAGCACTACGGCAATCGCGCTAAGTTCACCTTTTCGGAGGTGGCAGCATGAGCGATTATATCCCGTTTGAGGTATTCGTTACCTTCTTCATCCTGCTTGCCACTTACGTTGCCTGCCGTGGTGCAGATAGGGATTCGCAGCGCGACTAATCTTGCCAGTCAAATTGAAACTATGCTAAGGGTGCTTTGCCCTTGGTCAACTAAGGGAGACAAGCGGTGTTGAAAATGGACAACGAACAGATCAGGCAGATCGTTGCAGACTATGTGTCACTGACGCATGGCAACGAGGAGTTCATCCGCCAGATGCGCGATGGCGAGCAGGACGATGGCCCGTATTTAACTGGAGCATATGCGATACGCGATTGGGTTCTTATGCAGATGAAGCCCGCTGCTGAAGAAATTATGGAGTGATTAATGTCACAAGATTTGACCCAAAGTATTCTCAAGGAATATTTATCATACGATCCTGAAACTGGCGTTTTTTGCTGGAACAAAAAGACAACTAAGTTTTCGAATGTAAATATTGGTGATGTTGCTGGGACTAGCAATCACCATAAGGGCTATGTGTATATTAAGTTTATGGGGAGGCAATATGCCGCTCATCGTTTAGCGTGGCTTTATATGTATGGCGATCTTCCGGACAAAGAAATTGACCATATAAATCGTAATCGCTCGGACAACAGAATCTGTAATTTGCGAGATGTTCATCGCACCATAAACTGTCGCAATCGTTCTGTTTCAAGTGTAAATACTAGCGGGCATATCGGCGTTAGTTTTTGCAAGAAATCACAAAAATGGCGCGCTTATTTTTCAGAACATGGAAAGCAACGAATGATGGGGCTGTTTGATAGCAAAGATGATGCGATTAACGCTCGCGCTTACGCCGTCCGGGATTGGGTAGCAGCGCAAATGGCTCCGGTGCCGGAATTGATTGATGAGTGAGCCAGTCACTTCTATCGCTGCGACACGGACGGTTGCGATGTTTTCATGCTTCTGCGGAGCGCAATCTGAAGGCGTTGGCGATCCTCCGCCGTGTTGGGATTGCGGTAAGGCCATGCGACAATGGGGCACAAGGCAAGCTGCATATGTCCCTCGCGCACTAGATGGAGAGCGGGCCGACACTCGCAAATTGAACGGAGACTATTAATGGTAGTCAAAGCTATGAGTGAGCGGTGGCCTGAATACATCCTAGAGTTCCAAGCTGGTCGAGAGGCAGCAATGAGCGGACACAAGCGGGATGGACGCAAGCACCGCGACTGGCTTGCCGGATACGACCAAGTTAAACCAATGAGGGAGACAGATCATGGAAAATAAAGAGGTCAGCAATAACCGCATTTGCTTCCTGCTACGCATACGTTCAGGCGGAAACTGGGTGGAGCAGGTGGCAGCGGAACGCATCGAGGAGCAGCAAGCCACTATCGCCCGCCTGCAAGACCTAGTGACTAAGTTCCAGAGCGGTGGCACAAGCACCCTATACGCAGAAGGACACATGGAATGACCCAGATCGGCGGCGACCATTACGAGCGCAAGAAGATACAGCCGTTTGATGTTATTCGAGACTGGTGCGGCGATGATGGGTTCGCAGCTTATTTAAGAGCAAACGTGCTAAAATATCTCTGCCGCTATCGAGACAAGAACGGCATCGAGGACTTGCTGAAGGCTAGGCATTACCTCGACGAACTGATAACGCTAGAGCAGGAAATGGCAGCGAAGGGCGGACGCAATGGTTGACCTAAAGGTAGTCGGCAAGATCGAGCCTCCAGCATACCTAGACCCGGTGCAGTGCCTGCGGAACATTGCAGACGATATTGAGAGCGGTGAGATAGCTGCTGTTGATGCTGTTGGGATCGTAACGTTAGGCAGTGGTGAGTTTAACATCTTCGGTGGTGGTCGCTATGGTGACCCAGCTATGCTAGTAATGATGTATAACGTAGCTACACACCGCATCAGCCACGCCCAGCTTGGCTTTACGTTGGAAGATTAAACATGGTTCTAGTCGTTGAACAGCATCTGGTAGCGGACCTGATTCCGTATGCAGCAAACAGCCGCACCCATAGCGATGCACAGGTGGCCCAGATCGCTGCCAGCATTAAGGAGTTCGGCTGGACCAACCCGATCCTAATTGACGGCTCTGGCAGCATCATTGCAGGCCACGGACGGCTTCTAGCGGCTCGCAAGCTAGGGATGGCTGAAGTTCCTTGTATCGTGCTGGATCACCTGTCCAAGGCCCAGCAACGAGCATTAGTGGTTGCCGATAACCAGCTTGCCCTAAACGCAGGGTGGGACATGGAGATGCTGAAGGTCGAGATTGAGGACTTGAACCTAGAGGGGTTCGATATTGACTTGCTGGGCTTTGACCGGGACGAACTAAACAAAATGCTGGAGGGCGTGAACTTTGATGCAGGCACAGAGGATGACCAAGGTAAGCTAGACCAGCTTGACCCTAAGTGGATCACTTGCCCGCATTGCCAGAAAGAGTTCGATCAGCGTGAAGCCTGAACTCCGCATAGACTGGGCCACTCATGAGGCCGCTAAATATGCTTGTGAAAATTGGCATTATAGCAAGTGCTTGCCGATAGGAAAGCTGGTCAAGGTTGGTGTTTGGGAAAATAGCAAGTTTATAGGCGTTGTTTTGTTTGGTCGCGGAGCCTCTCCGAATCTAGGAAAGAAGTTTAATTTAGGGCAAGATCAATGCGTTGAACTTGTTAGAGTCGCATTAACTAAACACAATGTTGCTGTTTCAAGAGTAGTTGCAATTGCCATCAAGTTCTTAAAGAAAAGCAATCCTAAATTGCGCCTTATTGTTTCATTTGCTGACCCAGATAAGGGGCATCATGGGGGAATATATCAAGCAGGTAATTGGATTTTTTGCGGAGATAGTGGTTCTACAACTGAACTTTTTATTCGTGGCAGGTGGATGCACATGCGAGGCGGATTTAAAGATATGACTAAGGATACTCCACAAAGAACAATGGTTGGAAAGCATCGTTACATTATCGCGCTTGACGATAAAATGCGTTCTGCTATTCTTCCTTTGGCTAAACCATACCCCAAGCGTGGGAAAGATCAGGCATCAGCACACCCTGCTGATCTGGGCGGCGAGACTCCGACCCCCACGCTCCAAACTCCAGAGGCGAAATAATGTCTCAGCAAGCCACAATCACCAAGACGCGAGCAGACTGGCCCGCTCTCCGTTTAGAATACGTCAACAGCACTATGACGCAGCGAGAGCTGGCTGCTGCTCATGGTATTAATGCATCAACGCTGATGGCCCGCGCCAACAAAGAGCAATGGGAAGCAGCTCGCAAGCAACATCAAGCGGAAACAAGCAAAGC